TCCATCATTTCCACCCCACTGGCTTCCAGCTAAACCATCTCCGTACGTATCAAATATCGTGAACCTTAAAACACCTGTAGGGAGGCAAGTTAGCAAGATTTGTGGTTGGTAATCAGGAACGTTTGGATATGGGCCTCCTGACATTAAAATATTACCCATTGTGTCTGTTATTTCCCAACTAGTTTCATCTGTAAACTGATCAAGATTTATATTTATCATTGTTGGTACACAAGGACCTATTGGTGGAGGTGGGTTAGGTAAACACTGTGGCACAACTCTATTATGTATTAAACCACTAGTAAAAGTACTAACTGGATAATCAACTACAGTATCACCACATATAGTAACATAATACTCGCCGTTTACAATACCATCACCATAACTATCAAATATAACAAAAGATATATTTTGTATACTATCAATATACAAAGTATCTCTATGCATAAAGTTAGGTTGTGTGTAATGACCATATTCTACATAATCTATAGTATCACCTTGATAAATAGAGTCGTATAATATCCATCTAGTCTCACTAGGATAACCGTCTGTTTTTATATGTATAACAACTTCTTTTTGACCAAATAAAGTCAAAGGGAATAATAATATTAATAATATTTTTTTCATTACTTTTTAGGAACGCAGTTAGGAACTTGTCTACCACCTTTCTTTTTCATACCTATCATTTCATAACCCTTCCAACAAGGACCTTTTTTAGTCATTGGCGAGCTAGTCTCTGGTGCTTCTAGTATTCTTTTCTTTAAATGATTTGGTAATTTATGTTGGTTACCTACCAAAGCTTTTGTCAAAGGTGACTTTCCTTTCATTTTAAAACCACTTGTTTTTTCCATTTTAAATTTTGTTTTTTATATGTTCACTCATTTTCAAACCTATGTTCTCTCCACTTTTACTATCTGACAAGTAATGCGCTCTAGCCACTCTTCTACTATAAGATATATTTTTTGCAGTTTGCATAAACGCAGATTTATTATACTTCTTTTTTAATATACTACCTATTAACATACCCTGAACTGAATGTCCGGATGGGTATGAAGGAGTTTCCATAGACTTCATTTTGAAATGCTTTAAGTTTTTATCAAGCTCATAAGGTCTAGGCCTGTTGTGATATTTTTTTAATTCTAATATTATAGGTGCTGACTCTTTAATTAGTTTAGCAGCTATACCTTTGTCATAATCTTTTATGCCTTGTTCTTCAGCGGTTTTTTTAAAAGCAGATTCAATATCATCATATTTTTTAACATACTCTTTTTTTAATGGTATTTTTTTTAAAGCTTTTATTTCCTGAGCCGTGTCAAAACTACTATTACTTGGCGGTTTCTTTTTCTTAAAGCTTGATATATCAAAATCTTTTAACATTTCCATCTCCTTCTTGCTGCTCTACCTCTTTCACCGGTCCAGCCTTTTGATCTAGCACAAAATGATTTTCTACGTTTAGCTGCTTTACTACCAGGTTTAACTTTACCTGTTACAGCTGTTTTAAGTTTGCTACCAGGGTTTTTTCTTCTGTATTCAGCAACGCCTTTAGCTGTCATACCAGCTCCTTCTTTTGTAGTTCTAAAGTTACGCCCTTTACCTTTTGTAGTTTTTCTAGGCTCGTTACTTTTTTTACGTTTACGTTTTTCAAACGGACTTTCTTTAGTTCTATCTTCGGGCGGTCTATTTATAATACCAGTAGCATTATCGTTCATAAACGTTCTACGTCTACCACAACTTGTTACAGGAAAAGGATTATTTTTTTGTACGTAAGCCATAATTAAAAGTCACTCATTATTAATTCATCAACCTCTTCTTGTACTTCTTTTCTTGTTACAGCCATAGTAAAACTAAGGTCTGCTTGGTAACGTTTTACTTCTTCACCGTTAAAAACTATAATTGTAGGCACAACAACTATATTATATTTCTTCTGCCAATCGCCCTCATCTATATTTATTCTTTGAACACCGCAGTCATTCAACTTATCTAACCAGTCTACACTATTAGCTTTGTTCCAACCAGCATTAAACTCAACTACACATACATCTGTTTTACAAATGTTTTGTGCATTAACAGTATTAGCAAGCATTATAAATAATATTATTAAAAAATAAACTATATATACTCCTTGAGGTGTTTTAGTTTCTTCCATTATTCGTAAAGTTTTTCTTCTATTTTTTCAATAGACTTTTTAATTTCTTTAACGTCGTCTTGTGTAGTCATGATAGTTTGTCGTATCATTTGATCTTTCATATCAAATTCCATACGTGTAACCTCAGGATCTGGTGGTGCTGGTAACTCTTTTGCTTCAGCAATATCAGCTTGCAATGTAAACCACATACCGGCTATTGTTGCTACCGCAAAGCCTAATCCTATTATTGTTTTTATGCTTAATACAAAGCCCGTGTCCTCGTTTAGTTCTTTGGCCATTACAGTTTATGTTAATTTTTTATTTATAATCACTTGTTTTTGAAATTCTTTAATTATTTAGTACGTTATAACTTCAACGTCCTTAGGGTATTTAGTTATTAATTTATTTATTAAATCTTGATCTTTGTCCCATCTTTTTAGTATTGCTTCAACTCTATCTTCTTCTTTTTTTAATTCACGTATCTTTCCTATAGTAAAATTCAAGTCATTTAATATTTTTAATTGTTGGTTTTTGTTTAGCTTATATATATCTTTACCTTTGTCAATTCTTATAACTTCTTTTTCTGTAGTTACACCGTATTTTTCAAATTTCTTTTTTAATTCTATATTTTTCTCAACTTCTTCAATGGCTTTTGTTTGTGGGCTTCTGTCTTCTATACCTAAAGAATATTTATTTAATCCCATAAACAAAGATATTCTTTCCCAAGTTTCGTAATCACCCATCATACCGTCTCTAATATTGTTTATTTTCATAACAAGCCTATCAGTAGGTACGTTAGTAAGAGCAGATATAACATTAGCTGTCGCCATAACTACTGGGTTGTCTATATCTAATCCCATCTCTTTTATAACATCATTGTTGTAGTATAAAGTTTTACCAGATTGAACTATTTTCCTAACCTTAGATCCTATTGGTGGAGAAACGTTTATCATTTCTACTACAGGCTTATAAATATCTGGTCTTTTATCTCCACTTTCTTCAATCGCAGATACAACACCGTTTTTCAAAGCAGATACACTTGCGCCAGCTGTACCCCATCCTCTTAAATAAGAATCTAAAATAGTGTTTACGTATCTAGTGTTTTGCCTGTTAGCATGCTCTGGATTTTCTTCTTCATCTGTAGCAAACATTGCGTTAGCTAAATACGAGAACAACATAGTTTGAGCAACACCATAATACAAAGCACTTAAAACGTTTGAAGTAAAGTTACCTCTATTGTTTACTATGTCTTGTATACGTCTTTTATGTCTTCTAACCATCTGCATAGGCGTGTTAGCAAATGCTAATATAGGCCTACCCAAAGCAGATGCTTGTTGCATAGATATTAAGTCAGGACGAGAAGACTGTTGTGTTTCTTCTGTTATTTTAGTAAAATCTTCCCAAGCTTTTAATTCAGCTTCTTTTTCTGAAAACCCTTGTTTTTTATACTTTCTAACACTATTTCTATAAAACGTAGCTCCCCCACTAGCAATAGCAAAACTGTCCGCATACTTTGTAGGTATAAATCCTTTTTCTAGTAAATAAGCTCTAAACCTAGCGAACGCTCCTTCGCCTCCTCCTACTCTACTTATTAACTCCGCGGCCTCTACATTTATTCTTAAACCAGCTCTTCTTTGTACTAGCATGTCAGAGTTAAATATTAACGAAAAATCTTTCCAATATTGTTTTTGATTTGCAAAAGCAGCACCAGCTCTTATTGGATTATTAAAAGAACCGTTCATATAGTTAAGCGAAGATATTGTTTGTAACACAGCTGATTTCTGATTAAAGAACATTATAGTACCAGTAGCATTGTTAACCCAATTCATCCACCTGTTTGTATTTGAATCTGCACCTACAGTTCTGTTAGTACCGTTTTCCATACGCCAGATTATATTTTCTAAAGCCTCTCTATGTCTAGGCCCGTGTATTGCTTCTATCTTATTCATATTAGGACCCACAAGCTTTCCACCTTCCCACTTACCAAATATAATTTCTCTATTATGCACAAACTCCGACAAAGCTTCTTTTCTATATATTTTGTCTACAACATTGTTCATGTCTATAGTTATGTTCTCTCCTAACCAGTATTCTTTTGGCTTAACATAACCCTCGTTTAGCAACGTTATCGTTCTTAAGTTTTCAGCAAATGAAACTAGCTTAGCATCTTTCTTTACAAAGTTAGTCAACCTTTTTAAATCACCCTTAGATAAACCAGGAACTTCGTATCCAGCTCTTTCAAAATTATAAACACGTATTGCTTGTTCAACTGTAAAAGCACCATCTACTGTTTCATTCAATATACTTGTGACATCTTTAAATTCTTGTCTTAACGCTTTGTAATCATTTGCTAATTGCTGCTTTCTTCTATGTATGTTATTGTACGCTCTACCAAAAGGAACTTCTAACTTGTCTTCAAACCATTTTTTATGACCTTCACCTTGTTTTCCTTTACCAGAAAAAGCATAAGTAGTCAAACCAGCAAAATCTTCAGCACCCCAGAAGTTAAAACGACCTTTGTTTCTTTTCCCAGCCATCATACCTTTTGCTTCGCTGTATGTTTTCTTAGCACCTATATTTTTAGACTGCTCTAATATTACGTTAAACTCTTTGCTTAAATTTTCACTATATAGTTTAGTATTGTTAGGCAACCCTCTAACGTTTGGATCAGCTTTAATAACTTTGTTAAGGTCTAATCTTACATTACCATTAGCAGATGTTTTAATTAGGTTTTCTAACTTAATGTTTCCTTCTAATTGAAAACCTACTTCTGTTATTTTACCCTCAAACATAATTTCTGCAAAATAGTCTTTTATGCCAGTTTTAGTTTCTACACCCATGTGTTCTATTCGATCGCCTTTTTCTTTAACCACTTGTAATTCAGTCATTTCACCAAAAGGCTTACCGTACATATTAACTGCTACTAATTCACCTTGTGGATCAAAAACTTTATGGTTAACCGCTTTACCGTTTTTAAAACTAGTTTCATTATACTTAGTTCCATCAGGACGATATTCAGTCTTTTTTACTGTTTGACCATTGGCTCTATTTTCTATCATATAATCTCCCGCAACAACAGTCTCCGCTCCCATGTCTCTAGTTGTGTGATATTCTGTTTTAACAGTTTTCTTATCCTTGCTAACTGTTCGGGTCTCCATAACAAACTCTTGAACCTTACCTTTACCGATAGGTACTAGCTCTACTTTTTTAGTGACATTTCCTTCTTTTATTGTTATTACAGGAGCGTCTGTATTGTTATCCATTCTGTCCCAGTACTGGAAGTTAGCTTTAAACGCTAGTAATTTACCATTTTGAAATACAATACTTTTAGGACCATCTGAATAATTTTGCCAGTTTTTCCAACTTTGCTCTGTCAGCTTACCATTTTTTACTTGAGTTATACACCAAGGGTTAGAATTTTCTCCCCAATGTGTATCTAAAGCTTCTCTAACAGCTTCTTGTCCTTCTTTTGTATTTGAAACAACGTGTTCTGTAATTCCGTATTTTTTATTTGTTACAGTTCCTTTATTAAATTCTTTTACAGTTTCTGGATTTATTGGTTTTGCTTTAGTTTTACCGGCATATTTTTCTATAATTTCAGTAGGATTTCTGTAAGAAAATATATCTTCTTTATATTTTTCAGCTAGTTTTATAGACTCTTCAATTTTAAAATTGTCTTCAGGTAACTTTATTTTACTTGTCGCTAGCCACTTGGTAGTTAACTGCTCGTACTTTCTTTTTTTACTTGCAGGCAACTGTAAGCCCTCTATAAAATCAAACATTTCGTCTATAGTTTTAGAAACTAGTTTTTCTTTAACTAAATCTTGTCTGTACTTTTTAATAGTGTTCTCATATTCAGCTCTATGTTTTTTAGAATATAAAACATTATTATATGTATCAGGAGAGCTTAAGTTTTCTACATCTTTTAATTTATTTACAGAGTGTTGCTCTTTTACTTTCTGATCTATTTCTTTTACAGGTCTTCTAGCTTGCTGTACTTTATATTTAATATCTAACTGTTTTAGCACGTCTTTTACAGCCTCGACATTTTGTATTGCATCATCAGCAAAATACATGTCATTATAACCCTCAGCAAACTTTTTCAACATCCAAAGCGCTTTTGCCTCACCAGTACTATTACCTAATCCTGTAATGTTTTCAACAGGTATTTCTAAACCTTGTGATTTTAAAAACTCGTATATAGGTATTTGAGATTCTGGTGGTCTAGCAGTTAAAATATATGTATCTTTTGTACCATACTTTTGAGCACGTTTAAGTGCTTTTTGAAAGAAAGGTCCTTTTGATCCCTCTGTAACAACGTTAAACTCAGAAAAATCAAACTCTCCTCCTTTTTCTAATATACTTTTACCTTCAGTGGCGAACTGTTCTGCGTCTAACCTAATTTTTTCATAACCACTAACAAAGTCGTTCATTTTACGAACAAGCTCTTTTGGCATAGGGCTAGTTTGTTTTAGGTTGTCAGTCTTGACCTCCATAAATCTTTCACCAAATAAATTAATAAACGCTTCTTTGTTACCTTGTACCGCGGCATGATTTTTTTCTACTATTTTATCTAGTAAAGATCTTTCTTTTCTGTTTCTATTTCGCGTTAAGGCTGTTTCTAAGGAGGTTTCTACAAATAGCATACTTACATCATATCCTTTTTGTTTAAACTCATTTACTAGCTTTTCCATAGCCTTATATGAACCTCCGGTACCGTCTACAACAACTCCCTCTGCGTTACCTTTGAACTTCATCATTTTACGCTTTGATATTTTTCTAGCTTCAGCTTGCAATCTACCTAACTCACTTAACTGTTCTCTAGTTAGATCCCTCATGTTTTCAGGTAAACCAGAGTTTTTCTTTAACCACTCTAAAGATATATCTGAGTTTACTATTTTAAAACCTTGTTTTTCTAAGCCTAGATTTTTAACTACGCTAGACTTACCGCTACCAGCACCTCCAGCTAAAAATATAACTTTTCTACTTGGTTTTGGCTTTCCACTAGGGTTAGGTATCTTAGCTCTAACACCAGACTTAGTCATAGCTAGTGTGTCGTCAAAATCCCAAGTACTCATACCTCTTTTTTCTTTGTAAGCTTTTCTACCTTCGTTTAAAGCTTTTTCAATGTTTTGTATGCTTTCAAAGTTTTCAGAGTTTAATCTACTTAAACCTTTTTCTAGGCCAAGCGCTTTCAACGTAGTTTTATATTGGTTTCCTATTTCTAACATCCTATTAGCCTTTTCTTTTGCGGTCAAGTTAGGATGGTAATCGTAAAACTCTAATAAATTATTTTTACCAAATGCAACATTTCTAAAACCTATATTAAAATTACCAGAGTGAAACATTGTGTAATAACGTATCATGACATCCATACCAGGCAAGTGATTAGCAGGCATATCTTTTTTAGCTAATTCATTTACCATAATATCAAGCTTTTCAGGTATAAGTGTAGTATGGTAATCTCTAAGGGTTAAATCCATAGCCTTCTTCTTACTACTACCGTTTAGTATGTAATCAAAAACTCTAGCCTTAACATATTGAGCAGGTGTCATGTGTTCTAAAACGTAATCCGTAGGTTTGTTTCCAAATAAATTAAACATTTCTTTTGCACTAACGTTTGGTATCAATGCTAGTTCAGCAGATTTTTTACCTAAACCTCTCATTGGCGAAAAGTGTGTTTCAAGCCAAGTTCTTGCTTGGTTGTGATCTATTATTTGTTTGTCATATAATTTTTTAATTATATCTATAGATTTTATTAAAACTTTTTTATTCTCACTACCTATTTCGTTTATTCTATTAATCTCAGACTCTACCCACTTACCTTCTTGTATAACTTTTTTAAATATCTGTTCTTTCAGACCAGATAAATCAGAGCCTCTTCCAGGTTCACCCTTGTAAGTTTTTTCTTTATATCCTTTTTCTTTTCTAAGTTCCGCTTTTACACTTTCCACCATTTCCATAAACTGAGCTTTAGTTTCGTACAAAGCGTTTCTATTTCCACTTAATGGTAAAAATTCAGGACGTAATATTGTCTGCATGCTCATTGCCTGTTCTGCCGTTATTACTTCTCCACCTAAAAAAGAACCTTCCATTTTTCTAAACGTACCTAAACCACTACCTCCAGACTCACCACTTAAAAACAGCATTTCAGCACCAGCGCCAAATTCTCTAATTACTTCTCTAATTACATTTCTAGACACGGATCTACCTCTTTCTATACCGGCTGTAGTACCCATTTCAAACCTTACGTCATACTTAGATTTACCAGATCTTGCCGCTATTGTTTCTAATTTAGTAGTATATTCTAAAGTTTTACCCGCTTTAGCAACTAGCATTTCAGCTTTTATATTAGGTGCGTTTTGAAACTCTTTATAAAGCTCTTCTCCTATCTTTTTTAAGTCTTTATTAGATATTTTATGCTTGTGATGTAAAGAACCAAAATGATCTACAATTGTTTTTACAACAGCTAAACTACGGTCGCCTGCTAGTAGTTTTCTATTTTCATGCAAAGCAGAAATAAATCTTTCAGTTTTCATTTCATTTATAAAGAACTGTTGATCTTTTACGTCTTGCGTAGCTAGTTTTTCAGAGAACAGTTTAGAAGCACCACCTGTTAATCTACCTATAATTTGTCCTTCCGCAAGCTTTACAGCTAACTCAGGTTTGTTTTTATAATTTTCTTTAATCCACTCAACCCCTCTTTTAGCAACAAGATTACGACCAAGAGCCTCTTGAAGAAATCTATTTATATTTAATTTTTCGCTAGCTGATAATCCTTTCTTTTGTTGGTATCTTTCTACAGCAATAAAACCATCTCCTGTTTCATTAGGTATTCTTTCTTTTATTATTTCAATACCAAGTTTTTCTAAAACAGAATTTTTGTTAAATGGTAGTTTTTCTTGTATAGTTATAGAAGAACCTGTAGCATCGTCTGTAGTTCTTTTTGTTTCTTTATAGAATAATTTTAATAACTCCGCTCTAATCTGTATAGAACGACCTTCCCCTCCTTTAACTCCCTTCTCAGCCTTTACACCAGACATTAAAACTTGATTAGTTTCACCCATTAGTTTGTATAACACATCTATTCTTTCACCAATAAATTGTGTTTTTTGTTTAGGGCTTTTACCAGCTATATTATCAATAATATTTTTACTTAAAGCGGTAAATATAACGTGAGGTTTTTCGCCTCCAAACACCGCCCAAAAGTCTCTAATGTTTGTATAATTAAGTCCTGCAACTTGTTCTGCTGTCAACTTATTAAAACCTTCGTTTATTTGTTTATAAACCTCTTGTTGCTTTTTAACGTCTACAACTTCTTCTCTTATACCGGTTTTTTCATTAATTTTTGTTTTTCCAGTAGTAAACAATGTGTTTTCCCAGTTCACACGATTAGCACCCTCACCTCTTTGGTCTATAAGATCAAAGTCTCTTTGAAAAGTAGCTTTTGTTTCTGTGTCTGCTTTACCAATTTCAGCCTTTCCTTTTACCTGTCCTTTTAATAAAGACTTTAACACTGTACCGTACTTAATAGGTAAACCTGTCTGTTTACTTTGTAAATAAGCGCCAAACTCAGGGTTCTTTTTTGGATTATAATTTTTTATTAATTTTAAAGCCTCTAAAGTATATTCTTGTACAAAACTTTCGTTAGAAGGAACTTGATCTTTAGGAACGTTTTTATCTTTTAGGGCAGTCTTCTGTGCTGCACCAGATAGTTTATTTATAATCCCTATATTGTTATTTAACAAATTTGTTATTATAGCATCCTTAACAGTACCTTCTGGAAGATCTTTTATTCTACTAACTTTGTTTTGTTTTAACAACTCTTTTACTGTTGTTGTTATTCTAGTGTTTTCACTAGCTATATCCTCGTTAGATCTATTTTCTTCGTAACCAATCTTACCATCTTTTCTTTTTGTTACTTGTTCTGCTAGGTTTTTCTGCGCTTTAATTTCTTGTACATTATTTTTAAATTCAGTTTCTGCTTTTTTATTTTCCCATTTTCCACCTTTAAAATAATTTGAAGCTAACTCTTTGTTTCTTTCTACAAGTCTATTTACTTCGACGCTAGATTCCAACCTTACAACGGGAGCGCCTTCTGTTCTTAAAGCGTTATTCCAAGCGTCTCTTAACACTTTGGTGTCCTCTGTTTTTCTTACGTCTATAACGTCGCTCAAATGCTCTAATACTTTTACGTGGTTTTTACCTTTACCCACCGCTTGTATATAATCTCCGAAAAACTTAACTATATCAGACTCTACTTTTAAATCGTAAGTATGTCCAGTTTCTTTACCAAGGGTATTATTAAGTAGTTTTTTAAATTGACCAAAAGCATTTGATTCTTTTAATGCAGAATAATGTTTCACATCAGCTAACGCCTCTGCAATATAACTAAACATTTCCCATTCTGATATTCTAGCGTTTTCCCAAGGCCTATCAAATGTGTCCCACTTTCCATTTCTTTCTACCATTTCGTCAAAAAGCGAATACTCTTTACCATCTCTTACACCAAGTTTTATTTTTTTCGCTATGTTACCCATGGCGGTTACAAACTCAGATTTAAATCTAGCGTTTTCTCCAAATAAAATTTTCATATCAGAGTGACCAACCTCGTGAGGCATAACACCTAATGATATTTGGTCAACATTAAATTTCATTTTTATTTTTTTCATGTCGACCTTACCGTCTTTACCTACGCCATATTGCTCATAAGCTCTATTGTTCTCACCCATTGTTCTATTGTTACCCCATTCTACAGTAAGATCAATACCTCTTTTTTTGTAAAGCGCTATGGTATTTTTCATCGCATTCTCTAATATCATTTGACCTTTTATAGGGTCATTTAAATCATATTTACCTCTAGCTCTTTGATACATGTTTTCAAACATTTGGTACGTTTCCATGTACTTTGTTTGTAAATCTTTTTTTCTTTGTATTTCGTTTTTAGGGTCTCCTTTTTTAAATTGCAACTCTGGTCTACCAACAGTTTGCCCGTAAGTATTATTTTTACTTAATTCAAATTGCTTGTTGTTAACGTATAGTTTTGCATATAACTCAGGTGAAACTTTACTTTCTTTACCCGTGTTTTTGTTTTTAATAGTTACAAAAGGATCTTTATAAAACATTTTGTCAAAAGCCTCGTTCTTAGCCGCTTCCATTTCTGACAAAGTTCTAAAATCATTAAACCATCTATATTTACCAGACGGAAGTTTTGTAGGAAACATGTGGTGTGATAATCCAAACGCAACACCAACCATATAATTAGAAATTAACCTTTTTGTAGGGTCGCTAAACTCACCATAAGCCTCATCCATATAATCAGCAAAAGCTTCGTTTTGTCCCAGTATATCTTGCGTAAGTGTTTTTGTTATTTCACCTATTTCACTACCAACAACAAAGCTAGTCGGTCCTTTAAATGATAAATTATAAGCTATATTAAGCCTTGAAGCATTGTCTGCTAACCATTTCGGCGTGTTTTGTGGGCCAAAAGTTTTAACCACACCCGCTTCAGTTATTTGTCCAAGTACTGGTGCTAACGCTTGTCCAGCAAATCCAAATCCAAAACCTGTAGAAAAAGCATCTAGTCTATGACCCGAAGAAGAAGGTAAAGCTGCAAACTTAACACCCTCTATAACGGACTCTGTTAGCAACGACACCGCTTTGCCTTGAAAGTTATTAACTTTCGTAAAGTTATACATGTTTTTATACTGATTAACATTTAACCCTGTTTGACTTGCTCTTTGAATCATTCCCGCCTCAGTCATTATTCTTCTACCATTAGAATATTTTGATGCCTTGGCGTATGTAAGCATTTCGTTCAAACTTTTAGTACCGCTTTTAAAAAGTTTTGCAGTCCTTAAACCCGCTGTAACTTTGTTGGCAAAAGCAAACTCTAATAATATACCAACGCTACCAGCCCCACCTTCTACAAACTGTTCCCAAGTAGTTCTATCTAAATCAACTTTTTGATCTAAAGTTAATGGAAGACCAGCGTTAGACATGAATTGTGGTGCTAAGTCAACCACATCTCTTTCTGTATAACCCCAAGTTTCTTGATATATTTTATCTTTACCAAATATCATACCTAAAGAATTAACAACCATCGCACCTGCTTGCTCTGATAAATTTCTACCTTCTTTAGTTCCCCAAGTAGAGACTACATCTCTATTTAATAAAAACAACTCTTTACCAACCGTGTGTTCGTCTATGGTAAAATTGTATCTATTTCTTACGCTTTCTATATAATCAGTTGCTTCCTTTCCTTCCAAATATTTACCCTCTGGAGTAGTTAAGCTATTTATAGATTCAAAGTCAACCCTGTCTTCTAACGTTAACTCTTTTGATACTTTTGCAAAGAAATTAGAATTAAACTCTTGTCGTAAAATTTCTCGTAAAGATACAGTTTTAGATTTTATTTCGTCTACCCCACTTCTTGTTATTTCAACGTCTACTTTTTGGTCAAGAAATTTTTCCATACCAAAAAGATTTGCAACTCCTTGCTCGTAGTAATTTTGTAGTTTTTGAAGATCAGTTTGTTTGTCTCCAGTTAAAGTTCCTAAAAAGTTGTTTTCGAGTATTTTTTTGTTATCTTCATTGTAAATAGCATCTGGATTTTGTTCTTGAAAATACTCTATCTCTTCCGCTGGTACCTGTAATCTTTGCCCGTTTTCGCCAATAAACTCTACAAACTTTGGAGCGTTAGCTTGTGCTGTTTGTTTTTGTTTTAATATTTTCGCTCTATCTTCCTCACTTAAATTTGGTTGCATTAACAATAAGTTTGAAAGTGCGATAATATTTAAATCAGTGTTACCAAACGTATTAACGGCGTCCATATTCCAAAGATCCATAAATTCTTTAAAAGATTTCACCTCTGTCCCTATACCGTAGGTTTTGTCTACAACCTTACCCTCAACATAGTTGGCCCCTTCTCCAAAATATTCAGTTACACTTTTTTCCATTTTGGCCATTATTTCAGACCCTATACCGTTAATTTCTTTTATAAAACTTTCGCTAACCTTAAGCTCTAAAACTTCTTTTAGTAAAAGTTTCATTTGATCCTCAGATAAGTCATCGTACTTTTGTCTAAGACTAGTTTCTTCATCAAACCAAAACCAACCTTCATCTATACCCATATCTTCAAAAACTGTTTCAACAAAATCCTTACCCTTTTTTGTGTCTAAAGAACCATGTTTATCTGCTAACTCATACCAGTTAATAGTACTAAGCCTACCTTCAGAGAAAAAATTTGTTTCGTATTTGTCTTTTTCAAGATACTTCTTTTTTATCTCTTCTTTAAACGACATTTCTTGGTTTAAAGTCTCACTGTCTTTTTGTAAGTTTCTTAATACAAAGTTGTAAATTTCGTCATGTACTTTTTTACCTTTATCTAAATTAAAAGTCCTTTCTACGCCGTGGTTGTTTTTTATTTTTATAAAATCAACACCCATCTTTGTCGGTATACTAACCTCAAAACCGGGAGCACTCTCAAAAGCCTCTTCTAACTCATCCTTTATATCGTCTTCATCAAAAAGATCTCTTTCTGTTACTGGATTATCAAGTCTAGCTTTTACGTTATCAGCAAGGGTTTGTACTTCTTTATCAGGGTTTAGCTCTCCAGTAAGTCCAAATGCGTTTATATCTTGTTTTATTTGTGTGAACGAGACTAAATCGTCTTCTGCCCAACCAGTGTTTTTATATTCTTTTTCAAAAGTTACGTTGCCGTTTTTATCAGTTATGACCATTGTTAAAGGACCAACATAAGCGCCATCAACGTCAGATTTAAAAGAAATATGGTCGTATTGCGAATATAAATTATTTAAATGATCTACAGTTTTATCTCTATAAACAGAATGATCGAATAAATGCTCGCCAAAAGATACGTTTTTCTTACCCCACCAATTTTCATTTGAGTAATCAGCTAAAAACTCATCATTAGTAGGTTGTTGTATTCTATTTGACTTATTCAAGCTGTTTATCTGTGGCGAACTCAAATTAGGTTTGTACCTTTGTATATTATCTCTTTTCTCTCTATCAGAGTAATTAAAATAAATATTGGTATCACGAGACAAGCCTCTAGCCTCAAGATAATCTTCAAAAGTTATGTCAGTACCTTTGATAGCTTCTTCTATTTCTTCAGTACTGTATATAAATCCGCTACTGTCAATATAATTCATATATATATTTAATTTATCTTACGTGTTCTGGTTTGATTTCTTTCTTAAAAATGGTGTTTTCTGTATACAAAGGCTCTAAACTCATCGAATTGAAAAAGTAATACATCCCATCTTTTTTAAACATTAAATGCCAGCCTTTAGGAACTTTGTCACCATTAGACGTATTGGTCGTGCCATCAAAGTATTTTACTTGTAATAGTGATTTTTTAGCTTTCTCAAAATCACTTGCCGATAAAGAGTTCTTAAATGCGTCAGCTTCACCTGAAAAATCAATAGTTTGATAGTTGTCAATAAGTTTTGAGTATTTTTTATAATCGCTTACTTCATTCCTTCTTATTCTTTCAGACATTGAGATTGGTGAACTAGAACTATTTTGGTCTTTTTTATCTTGCCATGTTTGCAGTGCGCTTTCATAAACGTTAACTGATTTTTCATGTATTACATTAGTAAGGGTCTCTACGTTGTAGTTACCGTCTAATATATTTAGTTTCATAACCTCTCTTATACCATCCATTTCTTCCTTGGTTATTTCTACACCACCATCACTATCTTCTTTCATAGCGTTGGCTTTCAATTGCGCTGCTCTACCCGATAGTACTTGATCATCTTCAATTAATACGTCAATTAAAGAACTACTATTGCCATCCGCGTCTATAAATCCATTTTTGTCAAACAAATAGTCAACCATGCCCTTTGGATTGCTTTCGTTTAAATCTTGTAATTTTTGCTGAAGATCAGACTTATAACTGTTAAGAGTAATATCCTCAAGAGTGTTACCATTCATACCGTGTCCTGTTAATGTAGACATGTGGTCTTTAGCGAGTTGTGGTTGATTTGGATTTGCGTGGGTCGCGAACTTCATGTCTTCTAAAGCAATTGACCCTGTTGGCGCTAGTTCGATTTCTTCTGTGTTAGGATTATCAAAACCAAGAACTCCTCCATACGGGCCAACAAAATTAGGTATTTTACTATAGTCAACCATTAACTTACCGTTTTCTTGATATAACGCTTTTTCAAGAATTCCGCTAGCAAACAAACTAGAATTATATATTTCTTCGGCAGTGCTTCCACTACTATAACCAACTGTTCTTTCTTTATCAGTGTCCTTGTTGACAACATAAGAGTTGTTAGCAAGTTGAACTTGATATTCTTTTATAGGTGCAAAGTCTTTAAATTGTTGCGCTAACGACAACGTCTTGTTCATAGCTTCATCATACATTTTTTGCGCGTTAAGTACTTTTTCGCTATTTGGAAGAAGCATAGCTCTAGGACTATTTAAAATCTTATTAGCATTGTCAAGTTTATTTTTTAAATCTGTTATAGCTGGCATTACAATATCAGCGTTCAATGCCTCTGATTGCACGTTGTAAAATAATTGACTAGTCTGCTTTCTAGCTGAGGCTAAATTATCAGCTGCTTTCATATAATAACTAATAGCGTATCTACCTATTTGTGAAAGTATATTTTCTCCTTTTTTATCCTGCGTTTTTTTAGCGCCAGCACCAGCCGCGCCAATTTGATACATAGCGCTAACATCAAGTCCTTGTATTGTGTTTTTCTTTGCCATGTTAGAATATATTTAATACTTTAGTTAGCCAACCTCTGTTTTGTTGCTCTTGTTGGTCTTCTCTAGCTATTTGACCAGATAATAACCCTAGTATAGCTTGTTGTTTATTTAAATCTCTACCTAAAGCTTGCTCTGCTCCCTGCCTCATTTGCATGTCAACTTGAAATTGTCCTTGTGCTTTTTGCATGTCTAGTTGTTGGGCGCTTTGAGCTTTTGCTTGTTGCAATTGACTAGCTTGTTGTACTCTAGCCGCTTGATTCTGTCTTTCTTGTTCACCTATACCTGCTGCCGCTTGTGCCGAAGATTCTGATAGTTGATTAGCAATAGCTTGCGCGCTTTGAATTCCGGTTGCTTTAGATTGTTGTAATGTTTGGCTTAAACCTCTTTGTAATGCTCTTTCTTGTAAATCAAATTGTCTTTGGTTTATAGTTAAATCTTCTGCGGTATTTTCCAAAGAAGCCATACGGTCTGTTAGACCAGCGTAAGGATTAACTAAATCAGCATAGAAGTTTTTAGTTACATCTGTACCCGCCAATTTATCAACACCTTGTTGAAATTGATCTTCTAACCGAGTTTTTCCCATGCTACCAATGTCAAAAAGTCCAAGAGTCTGTATATCAAGAATTTTAGAATACACATCTGTAGCAGCGTTCCGCGTAAAACTTAACGGTGAGCCTTTTAATTTTTTTAGTTTTAACGGTATAATTTTTTTTGCCATAATATTACATTTGTTTATATATAGTTACACTTTTTGTCATTTATTTACTACTTTCACTTATGTTAGAAGATACCGCAAACAGTTTAGCCTTTTCATTAGAGTTATTCACCATAGTTACTTCAGCGTAGTAGCCCAAAACGGAAGACGTATTAGCGGCATTATCTTTTGAAAACATAATAAAATCACCCTCATTAGGTAAATGATCATCACAGTCAATATTCTGCGTGCAATCAAACACACAAACTATACTGTTATTAGCTTGAATTATATCATGTACTAAGCCAATAAAAACTATATTGCTTGAATTAAATTGAAATATAGTTCCAGGCTGCGTACCATTTGTCGGTGTCGTTGGAATCGTTGCTCCAGTATTTACGTAATAAACACTATCTCCTTTTTGTAAAGATACGTTTATTGGGTTGTTAAAAAATAATTGTGTGTGAAAAGTAGGCATAATTATGTAGTTGATGATGTTAATATACTATCTAAGTCTAAAGTTAAAGTTACATTTTCAGCAGGCATTTTTGTAACAATAACACTGGTTTGTAAAGTACATTGCCTAGCACACCCTCGAAATGTTATGATAGTATTGTCTTCTAACGTTTGGTTTGTTGTTACTTCTAATGTTTTTGTAGAATAGTTTATAGACGTAACAAAGTTATCGCTAGAGTTATCAATTCCTATTCCGGTAAAAGCTACAGTTCCGTCTGCTCTAATACCAAAAACACTATCCATCACCAATGCGTTTGAATTAGATATTGCTCCGTTTAATGTACCTGTAAATGGTACTAGAGCTGCGGTAAAGCCTACGGTATTAGGTATACTAAACTTTAAGCCAAGAGCATCAAAAGCCATTCTATTTCCATTTCCTGTAAAAGTGATATTTTTTGTGTCTGCCCAGGTTTGAGCAACTGAAACTTTAACATATTTTGAAACAGTGTTTATTTCTGTTATAGTAGGTGAACTTGAAACAGACCCGCTTTGTATAGTTGTTAACGACATACCAATACAGAGCTTGTCAACACTTGTTAGATATATCTTATCGTCAGTAGAACCGGCGCCAACAGAAACTTGTACTGTTGTAAATTTAAAATCAGTTTCAAGTGGTTGTCTAGTTATTTTTATAGCGCCACCACTAGCAGAATCAACAGCGCTCACAGTCCAATCTATAACTTTAGTTGTATTAATACTAGTACTAGGAGTGTCAACAACAGTAACACTAGAAGGCATTGTCTGGAACGTGCTCCCTGAAGAAGCAATCGCAAAAGTGACTGTAGCATTTCCTTTTTGTTCTATAGTTTTCTTATAAAAAACCTTACTAGAATCAGATAAGCCCTCGTCAAGTTCAACTCCGTAAAACGCGTTTGCTATTAATAAAAAATTAAACTTATCATCTTGTGTTCCGCCACTACCCGCTGCTGGAAAAACTATATCAACATCATAAACACCGCCCTCTGGTATTTCGTCTTCTAATTTACGTTCACCAGCAGAAAAAGCCTGTGTATCAAAATTATAAAAATTAAGGTTATTACTAGTGTCGTTACTAATAAAAATTATAAACTTACTACCAGCGTCACCTGCTATTCTAAGTGTTCTAGTAACTGTAGTTGCGCCTATGTTTGAATCGTCTATATTAAAACCTGTTATTTTTTTCATATTTATTCTTCTTCTTCTTCTTCAAGACATTGTGTACCGTCATTAATATTAACCGCAGCTCCGCCAAGCGAAGTTGTGACACCAACTTCACAACCGTAGTGTAGCTGATCAGCAATTAACACTGCGTCACCAGCTAACACATCGATACCTTGAAAAGAAAACTCTCTAGTATCTAAATTGCTCATCGTTGTGGTTTCACCCATTATATAATTAAACCACTTTCCTTCTTTTTCAACAAACTCTTTTACTTTTCCTTCTTGTTTATCTGTAATTATATTTTCACAATACCAACCTGATTTTGCGTTTAAATTTATATACTCGTTGTCATCATCTCTTGATAAAACCCTTGATTGTGTACCTTCGTAATTTAATGTTTTAAAACTTTTAACAATAGATGGTTGATCATTAAAAACAAACTTTATACTAGACGTAGCGGGTGCCGCGTTGTAAAACTCATTTATGTTGCCAACGTGATGTTTATATATCTTACCTTTTTTAAACGTAAAATAATCATTATTCATTGACTCTCCACTTTCTGGCACAAATGTTCTAAAACTTGTCCACCCTTTACTTCTTTCGTTAAATACTACACTTGTGTTTTTTCCAACTAGTGCTAAGTTGTAATGTGACTTGTGGTTGTCGTAAGAACCAATTAAACGTTGATTAGTATCGTCTTTTAAGTTGTCTCTAAACCAATCCTTCATGCCGTTTTCAGAAATAGGCGTTATACCATCTCTTGACAATCTTAAAACAGCACCTCTTTTTTTATCTGCAAAGTAACTTCTAAAATTCTCTTTTGCAAATGACTCGGGATTTTTACTTATACCATAGTCACCTACGAAAGGCAGTACTTGGCCTAAAACGTTTGTTGATGATATTAAGTTAGGATTTTCATCTGCATTAAACAACGCATCTTTATTAGCTAATATTTTTAATACTTTGTCCTCGCAAAAAGCAACTAAATCAGAGTCTCTTCCATGTAATTTTTGTATACTACCATAAGAAGGATTAGTATCTTTAGTTATATTTTCAGACTCTATAAATTGATTAAGCTCATTTAAACCTGTTTTAGCATTGTAAATACCAGAAAATATTAAAGTATTTTTTAATCTTTCTTCTTTATACTGCCAACCAACAGTAGTAGATGCTGTTACGCCATTACCTATTTCTATCTGGTTAAAATCATCTCTTATAGTGTCAGACTCAACACCATTACCGAAAGAATAACAGTTAAACCAACTTAGAGTTCTTCCCCATCTATGTGTGTATGGTTGTATTTTTAACCAAGCCGTGTTTCCAGAAGCCGCACCTGCTTCTAAAACTTGCACTTCAAAGTATTCTGCTGGATTATATTGTTTATGTATTTTTATTAATACATTTAAATCTTGAAAATTATAACTACCAGTAGCGTTAACACCAGAAATATATATTTTACCAGTATCGTATTTATCAAAATCTGATATAGTAACTGTAGTAAGTGCATCAAACTCTACGTTAGATTGTGGTGCTACCGTTATAGTGTCTCCTATAGAAAGAACAGAAGATATATTTTCCGTGTCAAGATTAATAGGAAACGCCTGGCTAGCCTCATAATAAATATCTATATCTACCTCTTCTTTTGGTTCTGTCTCCCAAACAGCCGGATCGTTACTAGTATTGTCGATGTCCGCAAATAAATTTGTTTCTACAAACTCTATACTGCAATTATTTGTTGTATGACTAGAATCAGAAGAAGTTGGATCATAACTACCAATTTGCTTGTCTAAATGTATTCTAAACGTAACTCTTCTATTAGCCGCCTCTGCTTGTTGGCCCTGTAAATTATGTATAAGATTCGGTATTGTTCCGCTTGAACTTGTTGTACCGTCAAAACCGTTAACATAAGTTATATCATTATAATCTTCTGTGCCATCATACCATAAGTCTTTATCTAAATAGTTCCATCTATGAAAAACCTCAACTTTTTCAATAGTATATAACTCGTTTGTTGTGTCGCCACTAAATCTAAATTGAGACCCCACTTTTATTTGATCGGTAAAAGCAATTGGCTCTAAGCCTAAATTTAACGCGCCAGAGGTTGATATAGAACCGCTTATTGTCCCTCCAAAAAAATCTGAATAATAATCTAAGCTATTATTATAACCGAAAGGATTGTTTGGAAAAGAAAAACTATTTGAATGTGCGACACAAGAAAAAGACAGGTCTATAATATCTTTGTTTTGACTAGGTGCCGTGTGAATACCTTTACCAGCTCCAACTGTATTGTCTGAAATTTGAAACGCTGGTAAACCAAAAGAAGTTCCTAAAACAGTACTTCCCCATTGGGTTCCAGAATATTTTAATTTATCTATAAACCATATAGGCCCATCAGTTTGAGCAGGATCTGTTATTTGACCGTCTCCAAAATAATTTACCCACGCATCCTTAACAGTTGCATACACTGTGGTATCAGTAGGAGACATAGACCCTTGTGCCTCATCTTCATATAATTGCAAACCAACACTGTTAGGATCAGCGTAATTAGAACTAGTGTCTGGTTGATTAAAATAGTATATTGATTGACTCGCCGCTACAAGCGTACCATCTGCACTTATTATATGCTTTTCTATAGAAGAGTTCCTAAGTACTTTTACAAAAAATCTACCATCAAATTCTGGTAATCTTTCTGCTTTTTCTTCAGCCAACTCAATAGTCACATAAGTATCTACAGCTGTACCAGCATCATTAACTACAAAGTTACAATCGTTTTGTAGTTCACTTTCTAATTGTACCATATAATTACCTCCAACTGATGTAGCTTTACTTATTTTGTACCAAGCAGAAACTTTTTCAGGCTCTTCACTAAAAGTAAAACTACCGTGACCAGTGTGAGTAACTGTTGTTGTAGAAGGATATTTTAAAAATCTAACTCTAAATGCATCTCTAGACGCGCTACTAGATGGAAGCATTGAATTATATCCTATACCCATCCAACTTGTTTGGTCTATCAACTCTTTTTTTATTTGAAAAACATCAGCGCCTACTTTAGGTAATGCGCTTGGGTTTGAGATAGCATCTATATTTGTACCACCACTATTGTATATTTGACCGTTACCAAAATTAAATGTTCCAAAATCATCTGGTTGGTTAGGTTTTATACCAAATTGTTTTCTTACGTTTCTAACAAATTCAGGCGCTTCATTTGAAATATCTAAAACTTTGTATTTATAATCTTCTTCTACTTTTTCCCCGTTGTGTCCTTTTTTCAAAAACAAATAAGACTCCTCGTCTATTTTACTTCTATCATGAGAATTAAATGACAACCAAATATCACCGTCTTCAGCATCGTACCATCTATCCATTATTAAGTTGTAATATCTTCTAGAGTTTTCTTTTATATAAAACTTATAAGCACTAGCCTGTTGAGGTGCAAGGTTATTTATTTTTGAATATATTATGTTTGAGTTATCAGAGTTTATTTTAGGTATATTTACTATAGAGTTGTTGTTTGTAAAAACTGGCGTTTCTCTTCCGTATTCATCTAAATAAGCAACACCAACCTGATAGTCTCTCATAGTTTTTACAGACTTTCTACTCCATTGAGAAACGTTTACGCTGTTATATAATGATGTTAAATCTGTTTTGAATGTTTGTGTAGGAGATGGTGCTAGGTCAATATTTTTAACGTAGTTAGCATACACTAATCTGTTACCTATTATTTCTTGTGCTAATGCTTTTCTAGGCACGGTGTCCCAGTTTCTATTAATTTGATTAGGTGACACGGCCGCAAAAACTGACTCAGAATTTATTTTATAGTTACCGGTTGGCACTGTAGCGGAGTTAAAACTTGTTGCTTGTCTTTGAGAACCTTCCGAAAACCAAAAATTTAAATCCGTTCCATTAATAGGAGGATCGTCAGGTTTTACAGAGTCTATAATATACACGTTTGTAGAGTCAGCGTCTTTATATAACAAGTCTATTTGAATAACATCTTTTGGCGTGTCTACGCTGACAAAGTCTTGTAAAGAAAGTTCCTTTAACTGATTAACCATACCTAAATTAAACCCTTCTTTTGGTAACCATTGATAGTCACCCGGCTCAAAAGCTACCTCAGACCAAGGCGCAAAAGAAGAATATTCACCGTCTTCAAATTTATATCTATATGAAAATCTAGGAAACTTTAATTCAAACAAGTTTTTACTTTTGACTTCTTTTTGTAGTGCCCATTGTGAAGTAGAAGCGTTGCCACTTAAATTAGGATAACTTTCAAGATTTACCTTTACTACTTGAACTCTTAATAAAGGTGCGCTAGGCCAAACATTGTTAAATATTGTTGTTACCACACCTACAACGTCAGGCTTTGATATAGGAAAATCACCAAGACCAACGTTGTTAGAATTAAACTTTAAAAACACTTTGTCACCTTCTTGTATATCTAACACATTGTAATCATTAAATGACACATTGTCTAAAATGTTTACATTGTCTAAAGCTATAATATCACCAGGTTGAACAATACGGCTGTTGGAACCAGCTACACGACCGTTAAAATTTACCGAGCCATAAATACCGCTGTTTATACTAGCGGAACTTTTTTTGTTTAGTTTTAACCTATGTTTTGGTTTAGGTCTTATTACCGTTATATGTTCTTGTGACACTGGTCCTTTGTTTACGTTGCTAGTGTCCGTAGGTGTTATTAAATCAGTGTGTTTTATTTCTTCAAGCGTTGTGTATTGGTGTGTGCCTTCAAAAGACCTAGATATATTTATTTTTTTTGGCTCAGACTCGTTGTCAGTCCAAAATAGCATGTCGTCTATTATATTAATACCTGTTATTAGTGTATCTGTATTCCAGTTTGTAATATTAGAATTAAACTCTATTGCAAGTATATTATTAAATTGAGAATAATAATTAAAAGAACCGCTTGTAGTAATTATCGTGCCACCAGTAGGTCCTTGTGGATGACCAGAATAATCTTCTTCTACATAATTTACATACCCCATAAAAGAAGATGTTACACCCCCACCGTCTTCATACCAAACTCTAACAGACATACCGACTCTTGCTCCACTATTGTTTCTTGTAAATATAGTGTTTTTGACCAATTGGCTGCTTACGTTATATATCTGCGTTCTATCAACAACACTTTGATGTATGTCTACAAAGACAGGTTCTACTGGTCTGTTATTATTTTCTCCATGTCTAAATATTATATTAGCTTTTTTAAAACCTCCTCCAAAAGGTGATATTGCAATTTCTATTTTATCGTCAGCTGTCAACCAATATATATCGTCGGTTTCATTGTCAACGACAGAGCCTACACAAACAGAAGTAGTTGGAACCAGTGACTCGTTTCCTAACAAAGAAATATTACCGTTTAAATTTTGTACAGTACCAACATCAGAATCTTCCGAGGTTGTCACCTCAACATTTACAGCGTCTATATATTGTCCTTTGGGAACTAATCTTTCGTCAAGATCTTTGTTCATTTTCCCATCGGTGAAAATATTTTTAATCTCTGGCATATTAGTGTTTTATATGTTTAGACTTACCTCTTAATATTTGAGTTATCTCTTCTAACTTTATGTTTGATAATCTTAGTTTAGCTTTTCTAATAGATGCTATTTTTTCTTTTCTATATCTAGCTACAACGTATTCTTGTATACCTCTTTTTGTAGAAAGTATTGCATACATTAAATACTTGTACATAGCTTCTTCTGCAAATTTATGCACTTGCATTTCATCATCGCTACCCAAACCGTCGCTTATATATTTTAAAACAATTGTTCTACCAGATAGGTTAGAACTAAAGTAAATTAAACCTCTATTGCAATCTATGTAATAATTACCATTGGTTTGTGCAAATTCAGGGTCTAATCCATACCTTTTGCCTATGTTGTAGTCATAAATATCTGTATCGTAACTATAAATTTCAGGGTTTTTATTATTCGCTGTTAAATCGTTTGATTTATAGTTGCTCCAGGTTCTAGAGTCTAACGCGGCAGAAATGAACGTTATCTCATTAGTTGTTGATGTAGAACTGTTGTCAGCAATATTAGAAACTGTTATAACTGCGCCATTAACATCTGTAACTACAGTACCTTCTTCAAAATCCTTGTGAGAAACTAACATGCCAACTGATATTTTAGCAGCATCAGCAGTAGAAGCAGCTGTTATTTTATTACCAGATCCTTCCACGACACCAGTTGTTGTCGGGTCATCTATAACCCACGTTAATCCTTCTAATATTATATTTTCTCTTCTTAGTATCAAAGACCCATCTTCGTTTTCAAATGTTAAAGTTTCAGTACCTGTATATGTAGCGTTCACAGCGAGCCCACTCTCATCAACTAGTCCAATAGTTGTTATACCACTAGCATTAGATGTACTACCAACAAAAGTATCAGCTGGTATATTTGGAGATATAACTTTCATTCCAACAATTATATCTTTATATTCAGTATCTAGAACTACAGTGGAGGTAGAATTTAAAGTACCAACAGCTTGTAGTTTAAAATCACCGGAAGTGTCTTGAAGCGCGTTGTAAGGATTTGATGTGTATTTAGTTGGATATATAGGATGTTCTATACCCAAAGAATCTACCCAGCAAACTTTAGTGTAGTTTACGTAGTCTTGTGGTAGTTTCATTATTAATGAAGGTGGTAGTTCTATTTCTTTGGATTTACAAGATTTAAACGTATCAAAAGAAAGTTCTTGCATAGCTCTCTGTGCATGAAAGGCAACCTCCGTTCTTTTTACTTTACTTATTAATTTATCCTCACCTACGTACGCTATCATAAATTGATTGATAATGTCGTTTAAGGATGTAAATTGATAACCACCAAAATTATTTCCATTGTAATAATCTTGTGGGCTTTCGTTATCTAGTAATCCCATTTATTTTATTGTTTTTCTTGTTGAACGTTTTTAATGTCTTCTTGCGTAGCTATTTGATATAACGAGGCATCGTTCATTGTTATACCGGCTAACGCTAATATTTTTATTACTAAATCTGTTTCTTCAGAAGCGTGTAACTCAAAATTTACAGATCTATTTGCATTGTATAATGCTTTTTCTAATGTCACTACATAGCCCCACTCAACTTTAACTGGCCTTCGTATATAGTGTACGTTTACAGTATCGACTTCTAACGGTGAAACTGTTATAGTGTTTCCTTGCATATAATAAGCAGGTCTGCTTTCTGTTGGTCTTGTTAAAGGAGCTCTATTTGCAAGCTCAAATTGTTTTCTTTCTAATTTTTCTATATCTACACCTCTTACTTTTAAACTACCGATTCTATATAAATCAGGTATATCAAGCGTTAAACTCCCATTGTTGTTTAAATCTAAATCTATTACTTCAGCTTCAAAAATATTTATTTTTTCTTCTATTATATTCACCATATCAGAATACTCCGTGCTATTACCTGGTACTCTAGCAAACTGATTTAAATCATAAAAATACTGTTCAAATATATCCATTTGAGCTTGGTTAGCGTACAGATTAAATTCCTGAGGCGTTATATATCCTCTTTGTTCTTTATTAGCTATTGCTAAAACTCTTTGATGTACAGTATCTATATTTACCATTTTTATTTATTTTTATAAGGAAAAGCTTTGTTTAAAGCATCTTTTCTTTTTTTACAACCGCAGTCTTTTACACCAGCTAATTTAGCGCCTAGTTTAACTGCTTTTTTTATACCTGTTTTTTTAAAAAAAACTTCTACCGAGTCTCCTAGTCCTTTTGATTTCATTTTACTTTATTTATATAGTAATACAATCGCCCCGTAGGGCGATCGCTTACTACAGTTTGATTAATTATCTAATCTTTTTTCTATGTTTGAGTATATTTCCATACCTTCATCGGTTTTAAACCAATGCGCTAAAGCTGTGTATGGATGCTCGTCAAATGGTACTGTCATTAATTTTCTACCATTACTTCCCCATAAGAAGTTTCTTTGGTCAGATGATAATCTTAGTATACCATTTTCAACAGCTCTAATACCAAAGTTTCTAAGCATAACATTTTCATCATCAGCAAGTTCTAAGAACAATTTTGGATTGTTTCTAGCAAACACTAATAAATCACGTCTAAGTTCCTTAGAACTCAACTTAGATACCTCAGATCCAATCTCTACTCTCATAATAGCTTCAGCCATATCTATATCGATGTTTCTAGCGGCTACTAAAGCTTCTACCTGCATTTCTAAAACATCTATTTCATCAGCAGCTATTTGAGAAGGCTTGTGTTCTATGTATATTTTATCTTTATGTGGATGATACAAAGATAATAATTTTTGTAAAACAGTTTTTTCTTTTGGAACAAACAAACTTCCAGATCTAAAAATAATATGCTCTAATCTTTGATCACCTTTCATCTCGTCAACAAATGGAGTGTTTTGATTTGAACAATATTTTAATTCTCTTTCGTAACCTTTTTCTTTGTCAAACCAGTAAATTGCACTGGCTTTAATAGATCTTGACAGAGGTTTTCTATCACCTTTTAAATGGTAAATTCTATCTTTTATTTCCCACTCATTTTTAGGTTTAACTCTCTCTCTTGCTTTTGGTTCTTCAACCATTACAGTTTCTATAACTGTTTCTTCAATTTGAGGCTCTTCAACCTCTACTTTTTTCTTTTTTGACATAATATAATATATAATAAAATTAATAAATAAAGGGTCGAGGCCGAAGCCCCGATCCTTTTATATAAATGCTTACTTCAATAACATGAAGTTGTTAGCACCTTGAGTAATTAAACATCTCTCAGTTAACATGTGAAGTTGCATTGCATCTAAAGCAGATGTAGCAGCTCCTACAGAACCAGTAACCCATGACTTCATTCTTCTGTCATCAGTTTGTGAAGCTCTGTATCTTACGTGTAAGAAAGGACGTCTTATGTTTGCTCCAACCATTTGGTCGTAAACAGATGAAGTACCAGCAGGTATCATAATACCTCTAGTTGCATTTGCAACACTAGCAGCATTAATACCACCTCTAGTAGCTAAATCATTTAGGTATCTAAAGTCAGACTTGTAGAAGTCATAAGAACCTCTTCTAAACCCAGAGAAACCTAAGTTTAATGCCATGTCTTCAGAGTTAGAGAATACTCCGTAAGAAGTACCACCAGCTCCGTAAGAATTCATAGAAGCTAACATGTCGTCCATAGCTAGAGACGTAGTTCTATTTACAAACATCATATTTTCTTCAATAGCACCTTGCTTGTCGAACTCAGCTAAAATCGCATCGAACTCAGCTAAATCAGTAGAAGCATTTACACCAGTGATTCCAGAAGTTATATTACCTCTAGATTCTACAGCTGCAAATAAACCTTCTGTACCAACAGGCTCACCTGCTGCTGATCCTTTAAGAGTTTCAGCACCATCAAGAACAGATGAACTGTCGTTTTTCTCAGCTTCAATCATAGCCATTTCAATGTAATCATTAAAACGAGCTCTAGTGTCAGACTCTGCTTTTAAGTACCATAAGTAACCAGATTGTCCAGTTTCAGAAGAAATTTCTACCCAACCAATTTTAGAAACATCAGAACCTGATACTTCGTAGTAATCTTTCATGATAATTGGTTTGTTGCTGAAAGTTTTAAATCTTGGTTCGTTAGCGCCTCTTGTTTCAACTTCGTTAGAAGAAGCACCACCAGCCATGTACTTTGAACCTTTACCATATTCAGAACCAAATACTAATATAGTAGTTTCGTTGTCAGTTGCTTGTGCTGATAATGCAGCAGCTCCTTTATCATAAGGAAGAACATCAATAGTAGTAGCCGCAACTGTAACAACTAAACACTTAACAATACCATTAGTGTCATCAGCTACAATAACCATGTCATTAACACGTATACCGTGCCCGTCACTTGATATATTTATACCATCAATGTCTTTTTGTATTGTTATTTGTGAAGATGTTGTAGAGTTTACAGTCGCACCACTACCAGATGCTACTTTACCAGTGTATGATAAGTGTAATCTACCTTGTTCAGACCAAACGACTTGATCAGCCGTCATAGCCTCTTCAGCCCCAACTTGTGATAAGAAACCTGAAATAGTTCTCGGTCCGAAAACTTCAGCTTCTTTCTCCATTAGGTCTGGTACATATTGTTGACCCCAGCCAGCGTTTGCTGCATCAGCTAGGTCTAAATAATTTGTAGCTAGTGTTTGCTTCTTAGGAGCAGGTACACTATTCAAATTATCTCCAGGAGTAATTGCCATAATTTTTAATTTTTAAATTGTTATTTATTTTTGATTTTGAATTTGAAATCATTAGAACTATCACCTAAAACTTTTACTTTAATACCTCCAGCTTCAACAACCCCATGTGATTGTCTCGGGCTCATATCGATATTTTTAGATTTAGCTATACTATCTTTTAAAGCATCAGCCTTACCTTGTTCGTAAAAATGATTAGCAACAGCATCTGGATTCATAGCTGTAAACATTGATTTATGGTAACCCTTAGCGTCTGTTAGTGTTGAATTTTTATCTAAAAACTTTTTAGTAAAATTAGTTATATCACTTTGAACTTGTTTTACGTTATCAACGTCTTTAACGTTAAATCTAAATTTTTTGTCCCCAACGTTGTATTCAAAACCTTTGAAATTTTTGTTAAAGACTTCGTCTGTCTTCTTTGTAAAAACAGACTGAGAGTGTTGTGCTGCTTTGTCTAACTCTTCTGATTCCTTGTTGTATCTGTTGAAAAAATCAATAGCTTTTTGCTGTTCTTTTGTTAACTTGCTTCCAGCCTTAATTTCTTCATAATATTTGGACTTCGCACCGTCCAGGTGTTGCTTTGCTTCGGCAACTTGCTCTTTCAAAGCTAATTTCTTTCTTTTTATTTCTATTTCAGTCTCAAGCTCTTCGTCATAATTAAACTGATCTTCAAGCATAAATTCTATCTCATCACTGCTTAAGTGTGGTTTTGTTTGACTGTAATATTCTTTAAGTAATTGATTTTCATTTAACTCAGAGTAATCTTGATTTAATCTAACATAGTCATTTAAATTACCACCAGTTTCTTCCATAAAATCAACAAGCTTTTGTATGTTTTCTGGTAAAGCACTTCCAGTTTCCATAGATTTAGTTATAGCTTGTTCAGCTTCGTCAGCTAAATCCTCAACTTGCTCGTTTATTTCTTCGTCTGTAATTTCTTCTACAACTGGTGTTTCTTGTGCTTCAACTTCCGGTTGTACTTCTTTTTGTTCTTGTACGGCCCCGGCATCTTCAACGACTTCAACAACTCCTGTGTCGTTAGTGTTATTGTTTGTAACCTCTTCTTTGGTTTCATTTTCTTGTGGGTTTTCTGTTAAATTAACCTTTATAGGCTCGTTGTCTTGAGTAAACTTTTTTACTTTTGGTTTGTTTTTTACTTTAATTTTTCCAACCTCGTTGTCTACGGTTGGCTCTTGTTTTTTCTTTGCCATAATATAATATAATAATAATTAATAATTTGTTTAAACGCTAGGATCGAACTGGCTAGATTGAGGGCCCATATTTGCTCCAGCACCTTCGCCAGGTTCTTCACCTGCAAAATCTTTAGGTGGTCTATCGTTATTTCTCTGATCAATCATTTGTGATTGTTGAGAAGCTTGTATTCTTGTTCTTTGATCTTTTCTATCTTCTTTTTCAGACTCTTTAGCACTATTAACCTGCATATCTAATTGCTTAAGCTGCATGTCGTGTTGAAACTGTAGTTGCATTATTTGTTTTTTCATTTCAGTTTCTTGCAACATTTTTTGTGCATCCATTTGAGCTTTCATTTGCTCTAACATAGCCTCTGCCTGAGATTTAGCTTGTTCTTTTTGAACTTCTAACTGAGCGGCCGCTTGCTGTGTCTGCATATTAGCCTGTGCTTGTTGTTGTATATTTCTTTCTGCTATAACCTGATCTTTTACCTGCTTCTTTTGTCTTCTAATTTTTAATACTTGATTTGCAAGTTTTATATTTTTAATTTCTCTTACGTCAATAGCATCTTCTAACTCTATAGATTGTTGTGCTAACGCCTGTTGTATATTGTTTTCTAGCAAAGCTTTTTCTTCTTCGTCTGGTGATAACTCTATAAATATACCAAAGTCATGTATATGTAGTTCTCCTAAATCTGCTAACGTACCAACATTATTAGCGCCTATTTGTTGTGCAAAAGACTCTCTATTAGGAGAGTATTCTAAAACATCTGATATTCTCAACGATAAAGACTCTGCTATTTCAGCTGTTAAAAGTAATCCAGACTGCAATATATGTCTGGTTGCTGTATTACTGTTTGCAGCGGCTATTTTTTGTACGCCAACAAGCGCGTTGCTATCAGGCATACTACCATCTCTTGCTTCGTTTAATCCGGTTACGTCTCTTATCATCTGTAGGTAATAGTTGTAGTTACCAATAAGAGCTTGTAGCTTTTGTCCTCCAGCGCCTGTTGTTATTTCCTGTATAGGCACTTTACCAGGGTTCATGTCACCTTCTTGTGTAAATGATCTACCGATAACACTACCTGTTTGGAAGAACATATTTAAAGCTTCCTGCGGGTTATAGTTAGTTCCGTTACCTAAGTCTATTTCCGCTAAACCGTCTGCGTCTAGATAAACACCGTCCGGCGTCATACGTGACATTACTTGTTGTATTTTTAAATGTGTCAACTGAATCATATCAGCAAAACCAGTTATACGTTTTACTAATGAGTCTATTCTACCCTCGTACATTCTAGGTGCCACAATAGAATAATTCATCTTGACTTTAGCATGATCACTTTTAGATCTCATCATGTTTTTAGATACCTCCCACTTAAGTAGTTTGTTTATACCTATTATTTTAGCGCCTTCAAATAAACACTCTATCTGTCTAGAAACTTTAGTATATTCACCTTGTTTATCTTGAGGTGGATTAAACCCATCGTCTTTTTCAATAGCTTTGTCTGCACCTGTAGAACTTTGTTTTAACTTATAAACCTCGTTCATATATGTTTTGTATTCAAAATATAAAACTTGAACTTTGTTTTGATCTACGTGTTTGTTTGCGTAGCTTTTATTGTTTAGCGTTCTGTTTTTACTTGGGTTAGCTGTTTTAATTATTTCTTCTAAATCTTGTTGTTGTAAAAACGGAAATTGTTTAGCTAGTTCATTTATAGGTATTTCTTTAACTTCACCAACATAGTATACGTCGTCAAAATAAGGTGATTCAGTGTGTGAGTAAACTAAGTTAGCAGGATCAACATAATCTATAGTTATACCATCAGAAGTATTATAGTTTGTTTTAGCAGCAGCTATACCTAAAACTGTTAAATCGTAAAAAAGTCTTTTACGCATAACCTCATATTTGTTTCGCTCAAAAACAGTATTAATAGCTTGCTCCTCTGCTATCTCTACGGCTTGTTTATATGTTAACTGCATGTGAACAGCTAACTCTTCTTTAGACTCTGGTAATTGGTTTTTATCGTTTTCGTATAAGTTTAAGCCAAAAGACTCTGCTACAAAGTCGTTAAACTCCATACTGTTCATGTCTTTCATTATAGACTCCATATACATAGATCTCTCCGCTACGCTATAAGGGTCTTGCGCAAACGCTTTTACATCGTAAGTTCTTTCAGCTATTCCGTTTACTACAATGTCTACAAACTTAGATATAATTGGAACTGGTTTCCAATCTAAGTTAAGGTATGATAAATCACCGTTAATAGATAATTCATCTTTATATTTTTGTATTGATTGTTCTCCTCTAGCATATAATCTTAATTCTCTAAAATTATTGTTGCTATTAACATATCTATAGTGGTTGTTATTATTTCCAAACCACTCTCCCTCTATAGCTCTAGCTACTTTTAAACCATAGTCATAACTCAACTTTTCAGCATCACTTACAACTTGACTAGGAAAATTATAATGAACAGACTCTGCCATATTTATTTTATTAATTTTGATATATTTCCAGTATTACTATATTTTGCAATACTTATATTAAGTTTTGGTTTTTCTATTTTTGCGTTGGGATGATATAAATGCCTGTTACAAGCCATAATAGCTAAACCACTACTTATGGTAGCATCATATTTTGTTCTTTTAGTTATATCAAATCTAGCCCAATCATTCAATGTTCTATTAAAATATATATTACCATAGTTACCATCATTTAAATGACCAACATGTTGCTGTATATACATTTCAATTGCAGCGGCGTGCGCTTGCTTAATATCTTCACTGGAGTTTGGTATTCCTCCTATTTCTTTTTCTGTGGTAGAAAGTTTGTTCCATAGTTTATCAGGCCTATTCATACTAAAACCTCTATAGCCTCTACGTCTTAAATGGTATAATAATCTAGGCTTGTTATTCTCACACAATAGTGGCATACTATAAAAAACTAACGCCATTAAAACATCTTCAAAAAATATTTCAGCAGTTTGAGGTCTAGCTACATATTCTAAAAAGAAGTGGTTTGGTGGGCAGTCTTCCATACTAAACCTAGTCAACCCGTGTAAAGCACCGTTAGATCCCTTGCCATCAACTGTTCCTGATATGTCGTAACTGTCACAGCCAAAAGCGCCCATGTGTTCGTTAACTGGATATTTAATACCGTTTTTAACTATTATTCTGTTTTGCAAATGACTTGGTGGTACCCAACTAACTTTAAACCTGCCTTTTGGATCTGGATAAAATATAACTTGCGTATCTTTAATACCATTAACCCATTGAAAGTTTCCTGTACTTACGTTACCCTGAGCTCCTATGCCTTCGTTGTAATCTATCTGCTCGTATATCTTCACTAAGTTAAATATACTGTTTAATGCCTCATCTCTAAACGCATGTTCTTCTGTTCTTGGAAACTGTCTGTAAAACTCATTTAAAGCGTCTTGATCTTGTTTTAATCCCTCTGCCTCATTTTCCCAGTGTTCAATTATTCCATAATCAATTAATTCACCGTCTGGTCCGAGTACATCATCACTTGGGTTATTAAATACAGGTTGTCCGTATTGGTCAATAAATCCTTCATAGTTCCATTCCATTGGTATAAAAAGAGAATATAAACCAGACTTTGTTTGTCCATTACGATTTCTCTGTGTAACGTCTGAATCATTGTATAGTTTTTTAAAGTTATCACCACCTTTGTCAAGAGCGTTACTCGTTGATCCCATCATGCACTTACCAACTATTTTACTACCTAATCTTAAACAAGTTTTTGTAACCCTCCAGTTGTTTAATATATTATCAGGCCTTTCCCATTTACCACTTTCATCATGCACAAGCAGGTTTAACTTTTCCCCATCATAACTATTGTCTCCAGTGTTTTTCCAGTCGATAGTAGTATCAAGACCAACTAAATCTTCTTGCTTTTCGTTAGCTGTTATCTTTTTTCTTGTAAACTTACTAGCAGGCACTCTATAAGCTAATTCAGTTTTTGGCCTATCCATACCATCTTGTATTGGTTTAAAAAAGAAAGGGTAGTTAACTGATATTGGAACAACTTTATCTGTAAACATTTTCTTAGCGTCTGCACCTGATTTAGATAATATACCATATCTACTATCACTTGATATAGTGGCTAAATTAACTGTTTCTGCGCTTGACATAAAAGAAAACCCACTACGTCTGTTTTTAAGGTAACACATACCGTAACATCTTTTATCAGCTTTACACGCTTCCCAGAATATAAAAAATAATCTATTTGCCTCTCTGTAGTCTGGTGCACCAATATCTATTTTACTCCATTGTAAATACATATAGTGTGTACCGGTTATCCAGGTTGGTTTACCATTATTCATAAACCAAAAACCTTCTTCTCGACGTTTAAACTCTTCGTCTATATAATCGTACCACTGTTCTTTTTGCTCGTCCGGATAACTTCTCCAGTCAAATATATTTTTAATCCTTTGTAGTTCTTTAGGATATTCTTGTCTTACCCACTTGTTTTCTGGGTGCTTGTATATTTCTTTTGGTGGTTTAGGTAAAGCTATAGCTAAATTCTGTATTTCTATAATTTCACCAATAACACCGTTGTGAGACAACACGATTAGATCGTGTTCTTTGTTATAACCGTATTTCCATTTTTTACCGCGGTTCATACGTGTTACAGTAGTTCTTTTTATAGGCTCTACCGTCTTAACTAAACTTTGATTGTACATTACTTAGATCTACCTTCTGCGAATCCTTTAAAGACCGTTTTCTTTGCCTCTTCAGGTGCTTTGCCCTCAAGCAAGTTTTCTTCTTCTTGGATTCTGTTAAGTATTTCGAATGCGTCAAATATAGCTAGTTTTTTAGTAGCTGCGGCATTTTTTAATCTATCTGCTGATATATCATCGTCTGAATCTACAATAGGTTCTTTAGCAACCTTAATCAGTTCCTCCACTGCTTTTTGCCCAGCTTGGATTATACTTTTCTTCGTTTCCTTCGTATTCATATTTAATTGTAATAAATTTATTCATAACTCTATATAACCTTTTACCATCGATTATAAACTCGTATGTTGAAAACGGTGTAAAACCAACTAGTTCATTTTTGCTATACACACCGTCAGTATGCTCTACTATACCTATGCACTCCTCCTCTTTTTCCGGCTTTAATATATCTCTTTGTTTTATTGGCTGCACAAAACAATAACCATCCATAGCTGACCAGTCGTTATTATTTTTATATAGAAATATTTGATCTGGCTTTACAAGGTAAGTGTTTTCATTAAAATAACTCCTACTATTTTTTTCGTTACCTTTAATATCGTGCCAACGTCTAAAAACATTGTGATGCACTATAACAGTGTCACCAGGTTTTATTTTAGTTTTATAAGCTGTAGGCACAGATTTAACAATAGCTTCTCTATTTATATATTGATGATTAAATATCTCTGTATTTAGTATAAGATTTTTATCACCAACTTTTTTAGCGTTGTTATATCTATTACCTTTTGGCTCTATAACAAAGTCAAAAGGCGCTTTCATTAGTACTCTAGATTATATTCTACAGACACTGCCATATTTTTGTTAAAGTCCTTCCAAGGCAATACATCTTTATTTTTCTTTATGTAAATAGAATATTTATCCTTTTCTTCTATTATATCACATATAGTGTGTCCACCATAAACATCTTGGCCAACAGCATAATGCATAGCGTTTTCCTTGTAGTCTTTACCTACAGTGATTTTTCTAATTAGTTTGCTCATTGTATTTTATTTCTCCTGTTTCGATATTGATATTGGTTGTACCGTAATCTCTTTCGAACTCATCTTTCATTAAAGTTAATTTATCATTTAAAGCGGCTATAGTATGTAGTAGCGAGTGCTTTCTAGTTTCTAACGTACCTATTTCCATTTGAAATCTATTAGTATCACCAATTATACCTTGTACTCTATTTAATTGATCATTAGTTATTTTTGAAGGCTTTTTAGCCTTCGGTGTTTTTCTTTTTGCCATTTTATTTAATTTAAGTTAATTATTTATTTATTCGCCAGCCGCGTTGTTAGTGCTAAACGCAGGCGCGGTATCTCCAGTACCAAGAGTACCTACAAAGCCATTTACTGAGTCTGTTACTGTGGTACCACTTCCTTCGTTAAATTTCCAGTGTGCTATTCTGTTATCTAACTCTGCATACAAACTTGGGTCTGATCTTCCACTGTTGTAAAGTGTTTCTATTTGTGAGGCCGATAATACGCTGCTATATAAAACAAAGTCGTCTAAAAATGCATTTAAATCAGCACTACCATTAAATGAAGTACCTGATAATATTTCTACACCGCCAGTTCCATCAGGACCAACAGTGCTATCAGCAGTGTCATCAAAATCTCCAGATATAGCTACTGTTGCTAAACCTGTAGTGGCACCTAAAGATCCATCAACATATATTTTCATTTCGTTGTCATCTCCTTTATCCCAAGTACAAACTATGTGGTGAAAATTACCATCATTTTCATGAGACGTACCAGGTTGTTCCACAGCTGTTTTACCAGTACCACCACCTTTAAATGTAAAGTTATATTCGTTACCGCTGTGCTTGTATTGTAATTGTATACGGTTATTTGTATCTATAGCAAAATCCCACAACTGGCTATTAGAGCTTATAAGATTAAGTCTAACCCATATAGATACACTACCAGACAATTTAAAATTAGCATCACTATCCGCTATTTTAGCTTGAAGTGCGGCTGTTGTAAAATCTACAAAGTCGTTTGTGCCGTCAAAAGACAAAGAATGATTTACTTCTGAAACTATAGCAGAGGCACTATTTGTGCTTAAGCTAAAACCTGCTCCTAATCTCATTATTCTCCGAAATAAGCTATGATAACACCAGCGTTGTCATTTAGCGAAACAGAATCCCATCTACCAAAAATAGTACTACCTGTAGGAAACGTATTACTTGAATCTATAGCCATACCACCAACACCTCTATGACCAGTTTTATTTGGTTTTATAAAAGAAATAGTTATACTGTTACTTAAAGACGTGGCGCTGGCACTAAAAGATATTTGTTTAGTATTACTACCTACGTCTATAGCTGATACAGTTCCAAGGCTTGCGCCTGTAGAGGCTATATAAACTTCATCACCCACTACAATATTGTCATTGTTTCCTGAACCTGCGTTTTCTGCGGTAAAAACTACATTTTGAGAAGAAGTGGTAGCTCCGTCTACTACTCTAGTATAAGTACCTGTTGAATTAGCAGTGCTACCTATACCTGGATATTTACTAGTGTCTTTAGAAACTAAAGCGCTAAGCTCTGTGTCTGCTAAAAATTGTATAGCTATAATACACTGACCTTCTGGTGGCGTTATAGTGTTAGCTGAAGCATCAGCAAAAGCTGATCCAAGTTGCCCAAAGCCATACGCTACTTCTGTTGAATTTATTCCCATTTTATTTTTTTACTTTTTCTAGTGATCTACCGCCAAAATAAGCGCCGATCACAGTTATTAATACTAATTGTAA